GATTGACGGCGGTGTGGTAATGAATGCCAGTTGCCGCAACAGTATCTACATATTGTTTGGTCGCCAACTGCAAATTCAGCGTTGGGTCTTGCGTCACAGTGACAGATGTCAACCCAACCAAAGCGGGCGCGGTTGCACCCAAAGCAACATTGGTTGAGCCAATTGTCAAAGAACTGTTTGTCAACGATGCGTTGGCAATGTTGGTCAGCGTGTTTGATAAACCGCTGATTGTCTTGTTGGTCAACGTCTGAGTTGCGGTATTTGTGGTGACCACATCTGACGCAACAGAGGCAGAGGTCATGTTGTACGCGCCGCCAGCTATTGTCTTGCCCGTCAATGTCAATGCAGATGGCAACGAAATAACAGGAGTTTGACCGCCAGTTGAAGCAATCTCATTGGCCGTTCCAGACACCGAAGTAACTGCGCCAATATCGGTAGGGGAAATTGCAATGTTGGCGGCGGCAGTCAGTTGGCCTTGAGCATTGACTGTGTAACTTGGGACTTGAGATGACGAGCCGTAAGTACCCGCAGTAACCGCAGTATTCGCAATTGAAATGGTGCCAGTTGATGTAATCGGGCCACCAGTCAGACCAGTTCCAGTTGCAACCGATGTAACACCAGAGCCAGCGGCAAGAGTTTGCCAGCTACCATTTATATAGCCTTCAAACAACCCAAAAGTTGTGCTGTACCGCAACATCCCGTTTAGTGGGCTTGCGGGACGATCTCCTGTAACGCCAGCAGGGACAAGCACGTTCGATGCACCCGGCAATTGCGGGTTTGGGGCAATTGAAATTTGTGGCGTTGTTGATGAATTTGCAACGGAGATTTGATTTGCAGTTCCGCTTACAGAAGTGACCGTACCATCGCCAACACCAAAGTTGTACCAGTTACCGCTTTGATAGCCCTCAAAACGGCTTGTGCTGGTGTTGTAGCGAAGTTGACCACCAAACCCAACAGGTTTCTGTCCTGTTGTGCCACTGGGGACGGCCATCGCCCCAGTTCCGGGCAATACTGCATTGTCAGCAATTGAGATTGTCGGATCGCCAGATTGTCCATTGCCATTTGCAAGAGAAACTTGATTGGTCGTACCCGTGATTGTGCGGGGGCTAAGACTCACCCCTCCAACCAACGCCACCATGCCAGAACCAGACAAGTTTGCAAGCGCCGAAGGCAAACCGTCCAAAGCCACCGTTGGATTGCCAGTAACGCCATCACCATTGGTGACAGCTATACCAGCGCCAGAAGAGGCCACAGAACGGCCTGTAATGGCCGTAGAAGACGTTTTAACCTGTATTCCAGTACCAGAGTTCACCAAGGACAACAAAGCGCCTGTGGTACTGATATTGAAGAGTCCTTGAGCACCACCATCAGTAGTTACCAAACCATTGGTTGCCCCAACATAACGGCTGTTGGGCAACTGAGGTGTCTGAGAAACTGTCAGGTACGAATAAGTTTGCGTAGGCGAGTTTGCAATTGCGCCAGTTGTGGTCTGAACCGTGACCCCATTTTGAACGATAGGAACCGCCTCAGTGCCTGTAATAGCACCAGCGGATGGGAGTTGGGTAATGACGACTTGTGCTGACATTTATGTACTCGTATTGTCGGGCGGGTTTGGCGCAATCGTGTCTTCGTTGCCGTTATTTGTCGGCGTTTGGGTATTCCCTTGCGTCGAAATCTGGAATTGGCTCGAACCATCAAGGTTCTGGCTACCAGTCATCAAATAGTTATCACCAGCACCGATAGGCGTGTCAGGGCGCGGAAACCGCAGGTTGATACGTTCCGTCTTGCGGGCGGCAAGGCGATAGGGATCAAAGTTATCCCTGCACCCTTGGTCGCACACCCGCAGGCCGGGGAAGTTGGGGTCTGGCCCCAGTTGCACAAAGGCGCGTTTCATCTTGCATCGGTCGCATACACCGATTGCAATCGACGTTAAGCCTGTTGTGTCAAGAAAGATAGGCATCAGGCTGTGTACACCGAAATGTTCGGTGCCCAATAAATTGGAGAGCGATCACGCTCCTCAGACTCGGCATCAGCCAAATACTTGTCGGCCATCTTTTCGAGGTACTGGATGCGATCAACAGCCACTTGCGGCAACTCAAGCGCCATGCGGTGAGCCAACATCATCTGCACGGCCTCATACCAGCGTTGGGGAATCTCAAGCTCGTCCGTCAGTGCGCCCACATCGTCAATTTGGCGCGAGTACCAGCAGACGATCTGCACAAACGCCGTAGATGGAGTGGGCCACACATAGATTGATGGCTCTGGAATTGTGCGGTCAAACCAGTATTGGTATGGCTGGTTGGCCGTAAAGTTCTTGTTTGGCAGGTTGGTGTAGTCGTCTCGGTTCAAGCCAGACATCTGCACCTCAAGCGAGTTGTTGCCAAAGTACAACTCACGCAAAGACAAAGTTGTGCCGTTATAAGCACGGATGCGATAGTACGGCACGGTTTGACCAGCCGTGATGTCAGTCCACACCCAAGTGTTGTTGACTACGTCAATCGTGCCCAAGTCCACCAAAGTCGCCCATGTGGAGTTGTCCAACGAGTATTCGTAGATGATCGACCACGAGCCAGTGGACGCAGGCAAAAAGCCAATCGAGCCAATGTAAATTGGGTTTGTGGGGCCAAAATTAACGGCGATGTTGCCGTTGGCCGATGTCTGTGTGCAGATGGTTTCTGTGTTGCCGTCATAGACGTTTGCAACCGTACCGCCAGCAGAAGTGGTGTACGCTCCGTTTGGACGCGCCATCGTGCGATACAGCACGTTCCAGAGGTCGATTGTGCCCTTTGGGAGCTTGTAGATGTAGTTGTCTACCTGTGCGCCCAAAACCTTCTTGGTGATCGTCCAAAACTGGATACCACGGTTGCCAAGGTTGGAGAGGAGAAAATACAGCGACTGGCGGGCCGACAACACCTGCTCAGAGGTCAACTCTTCGGCAAGTTTTCCACAGCGACGAGCGCCGTGATCAATCAATGTCTGCACATTGATGACGGTCTGACCTACGGTTCCAGAATACGCCATGTCAAGTCCTTACCATCCGGGGCAGTCCCACCGCTTGAGCGATGCTTTGGCGCGTGGAGCGTCCCCTTTAGAGTGTTCTACAACCCCGCTCATGCGGGCACAAAAAGAATCCTTACGGGCACCGCCTTGAGGCTGTGGAGCTTTCAAGTGAGAACCAGTCTCCCTATTGTATTTCTCTCTGCCCTTTTGCGTAAGCCCAGCACCTGCTTTTGTCGAAAGTTTTTCACCACGACCGACAGCAAGACTTGGCCCGCCTTCTTTTAATTTGGCGGTTTTTGCTGATTCTCGGAAGGCTTCAGCCGTTGGCGCACCTTTGCTACCCACTCGGCGCATCTTTTCGCCAGAGCCTTCAGCGATTCTTTCACGCTTTGCATTGATGTTGTCATACAATCCGCCTCCTTTAAATTTCTTTCCCTCGTCAGCACGAGCAAACTCTTTGCCGACTTTTTGAGGGATGCCAGCCTTCTTGGCGAAAGCGGGGTTATGCGCTACCGCCTCCATCAAACGATGTTGGGAAGGTGATTTGCTTGGCATGATCAGTCAGGATTCTTAATTAAGATTCCACCCATGTAGCAACTTACCGTAAACGGGCTACCAGTATTTGCTTTTACTTGGAACTGAAGATCAGTCTTTTCTGGATGGGCAACTGGAATTGTGAATGGAACTTCTTGCTTCTGCACAAAAGTTGACTGATGCGTCAGAGTAATCTGTCCGTTATTTGTACCAGAATTAAATTTGTTGTACTCAGCCGAAATCATGTAGTTGCTTGATGTAAAACCAATGCTTGCATCATATTGAGAATACGACAAATAAAACGTATAACCAGCAGGGACTGTATAGATCGCCATCTGTGTTTGACCGACACCAGCATTCATTTTGGCGTACACAGTTGAACTGATGGACGCTGTAATATCACCAGTGTTTGTGCTATTCAGCATCGACATTTGGTTGATACGCAAGAATGAATTGGTAGTCGTCACATTGCTTGTGCCGTTCAGTGCAATTGTTTCTGTCAACGGTACAAAGCCAGCACCTAAACCGTCAATCACCACAGATCGAGTGGTGTTGTCAGAGGCCGAACTGCTTACCAATACCAAAGGTGCGGCAGTGGATGGATAAGCGTAAGTGCCACCAGAAAGAGTCAAACCCTCCCATAATGGGCCTTGCGCCGTGCTACCGACAGCAGTCGAATAGCCAAAAATTTCTACTGCGGTGTGACCGTCTACTTGACCACGGCCGACCTGTAAATCAAACGGTTCATACGCGCCTTGACGGGTCGCGGAAGAATAAGTTCCCATATTTCTCTCCAATTAGAAGCGGGGGCCGAAGCCCCCACTTGTTTTCAACAAGCCATACCGCCACGTTTTTTAGTTACGCCTGACATTGTCGAGCGTTCCTTGTCGGTAATTGGGCCTTGACCGCTAAACGCATTACGCGCTTTGCCGTACAGTTCTTTAACCATGCTCAAAGGATTCATTGCATCCTCAAGTTCACGGTCATACTGTCCAGCTTTGTCGTATGCGCCTTTGGACAAGTCCTGCATAGTCTTGCGCTCACGATTGGTGATGGAGCCTTGACCAGAAGTCGGGCCACCATCAGCCATACGCTTGCCACGGACTACAGAACCCATAGGGGCATAAGCCTCAACACTCTTTGCTTTTGCCTCACGCATAGCAGGAGCGTTCATCTTATTAAAACTGGCCTGTTCAGCCTTGTTTCCGGGAGCAACTTTACCGCCACGTTTGTAAGTACCAGCAAGAGCATTGATCTCTACTGGCTGGGGGACTGGCTTACGACCTTGTGGCATCTTCTCAGGGCCACCATCGTTCTGCACACTTCCCCCATTAGCAAACTTTTTTGTGGCACCGCCCTTACGGTAACCACCGCCGTTGGATTTGGTTACGCCACCAGTTGCATAGCCGCCGCCATTGCCGTTCTTCACACCGCCAGTTTTTGCTGGGGAGTTATCAGGCTTGGCTTCGTGCATCTCAGTGTTGCGATATGGGCCAGAGCCGCTTGCAGACTGCTCTTCAGAGATGATGCCGCCATTGGCGTAACCACCTTGGCCGTTAGTCACACCACCAGTGGCGTACTTTCCACCCTTCTTCAGCTTCAATGAAGTGCCCTTGCCACCTTTATGCTCTTGCATATCGTGTTGCTTGAAAGCCTTCTTGATCATGGCTTTGTCTTGGGCCATATCCATGTCGCCGCCTTCAGCTTTGCCGCCTTTTTTCATGGCGGGCAGGCCGGGGTTGCCAGCAGGCATAGCGGGGCCAGAAGGAGTTTTCATACCCATTGCAGGCTTTGCCATCATGGCCTTACGGCGCATCGCCATAGAGGGCTTTCCGGGGGCTTGCACGGGGGCATTGACAGCGGGACGACCCAAGAGTGCGGGCGTACCAGCGAGAGCGCCCAGAGCGCCGCCACCGTCAGCCATCTTCTTGTGACCAGCCGAAGCCTTGCCACCCTTCTTCATGTTGACATGACCACCTTTTTTGAGCTTCAGTTCAACTGTAGGCTCGGTAGTCTCCATCTTCACCATTGGTTTAAATTGTCCCATGTCGCTCTCCTTTAGGCTTGAGTAACACCGAGAGCGCCAGTGCGAGTTGCATTGGGGCCGACAGCAATACCGGGAAGCAAAATGCCCATCACTGTGCGAACTTGGCCGTCCGAAGCAGTTGCAGGGGTGTATGTACCGCGAACGTCACCAGTGGTGGTGGTGGCAGTTGCAGTATCAGCGGCCACAAACGTACCAGTGTCTTGCGCGAGTGTGCTGTTGCTCTTGACGCTGGCGATGTATGCCACGTTGAACACGCGAACTGGCAGACCCAAAACATCGCTTGTACCAACTACGGCGGCTGTTGCAGAACCTGCAATCGTCACTCCAGAGATGGTGAAGAATGCCTTTTTACCAGTCACAGCGGTGCCAGCAACGGCAACGGTGATGACTTCGCTCATTGCTTGGCCGTAGTAGTCGTAACCACTAACAGTGAAAGCGCGAGCAGTGGTTGAGCAGTTCACCTTGACTGCACGGGGCAAGTCAAGTTGCAACAGAGTCACGCCACCAGCGGTAGTGATTGATTTCACAGAAGTACCAGCAGTCAAAGTCAGCGAGCCAGCGCCAGAAGGTGCTTGCGATGCGGCAATGTTGTTGGTAACAGCGGCTTGAGGAACAACGTCCCAAACGTAGATGCGACCCAA